CCTCTCCTGGGCCGCCCTGAGCGGCGATATGTGTTAGCGGCGCAGTAAGCATAGTGCATGTACAAGACGCCTAGTGCCTCAAAGATAGACTATGCTCTTACTTGCTTTCTTCTTCGGATGTCCTCTTGCTTGGGCCAGCACCCCCCCTCCCCCTCACGGAATTAAATCCGTGTTGGGCAGGAGGATGGGGCTCGGTTCGGCGTTGCTCTATGGCGGTCCTACTTGGACGCGCGCGAACGTCGCAGCCCTGTGCCGGGCTTTTACCACGACGGCCATCCCGGCTGGCGCGAGCGCCTACACCCTGGCCGCGTCCGTTGGCTTGTGAGGAGGGTTGACAACTGTTGGCCGAACAGGCATTTACGGCCATTCGTTGTCCGTGCTCGCACAAGCCTTCGGACAATCACTTGCCGGTCGGAACGCACTAGTTCCGGCCGGTTCGTTTTTCTACGCCGCCGTTCCGGGTTCGTCAATGCTGGCGGCATGAAGTTCGAGCGCGGAGTGGAAAATTGCGCGGATCGCATCGCAGCGCTTGGGGAACGACCCATCTGCCACTAAGCGGTCGAGCCGCTGCGAATCGGTCAGCGTGATCGCAAACCCGACACTGACGCTGCGCTTTTCGCGCTTCATGATGCTTTGCCCTTTAGAAGCCCCCAGGCTTCGAGAATCCGTATTGCGGGGTCCAAACCAGCCGCCCACGCGGAAAACCCACCAGCGGCGTCTACATCGCCAAGGAACGCATATTGCTCCTCGGTGGGGGTCTTTCCGGGTGCTTTGAGTTCCAGCGCATAGAACAGGCCAGCGTGTAGCAGAATCAGATCGCTAACGCCCTTGCGCACGCCCAAACCCTTGTTGATGGCGGCTTGTATGGCGATCCCCTTGGAGTTCTTGCCGTAGTTCGATTGGCCGACGTGGAACCAGACCAGATTGGTCACTGGCCGCATCTTTAGGTGGGTTACCACGGCGCGGTGGATGTCCTGTTCGGGATTGGCGCGGCGCTTGCTCATTCCGCCGCCGCCGCTGTAGGCGCTGGCCCGAAAATGTCCGGCCGCAACTCGTGCCGGGATACGCCAGTAGCACACTCCACGGCAATCGCCCGTCCTGGGGGCACCCTATCCCACTGTGAAACGGCTTGCGGGCTAGTGCCGAGCACTGCAGCCAGCGCATTGTTGCCGCCGACTGCTTTCTTCGCCCGCTCCAACGCCTGCTCGGGTGTGCTCATACGGCAACAATAAATCACGACTTGATGGGAAAATCAACATGGGGTTGACGCGGCAGTCAAGACGTGCTTTACAGTGGTTATCAACATAGGAGCCCGCCATGGATCGCAGCCGCCCTACCGCAGACCTGCTTGCCGAAGTGATGGCCGGGGAAGTTCTGTGCAACATCGGCCAAGTGGGCAAGGATACCGCCCGCGCGCTCGACAAGCTGGTGAAGGTCTGGACGCTCCTGAAATGGCGGGGCAAGTGGTATCCGGTCGCAGGCGCCGACTACGGGCTCGGCCCGGATAAGACTTGTTGGGGCTTGGCCTCGAAGTTCGGGGCCGTATCGTGAGCACCCCCAACGTAGCCTTGATCGAACCTGTGAGCGAACCCACTAAGCATACGCCAGGGCCATGGCTGTACACCAAGGGCAGCATCTATGATGCCAACGACGTGCTGATTGCGCTTCCTGTGGGGCCGCCCGGAATCGCGGAGGCATGTCAACGTAACGATTGGACGGAATACGATCGGATTTTTGCAATTGAGGTCGCCAACGCTTGCCTGATTGCCGCCGCGCCCGATATGCTGGCGGCATTGCAAGACATGCTTTTCCACTTCGGCAATCCGAAGCGTGACGAATGGCTAAACGACGCGGCATTTAAGCAAGCGAAAGCTGCCGATGCGCGCGCTCGCGCCGCCATCGCCAAGGCTGTTGGGGGTTTGTCGTGAGCAAGCCGACCCAAATCCCGATCTCTGCCGAGCTTGTCGATGGCCTCAAGCGGGCTCGCCGTCAGATGGATCACATGCTTGCCACGCACGGCTATGTGGACATCAACGCGCTTGATCCAGAGGCACCGGACATCGACGAAAAACTGAGCGGTGACGCGACATACGACGCCCTTCACGCGGAGCGGGGCCGATGACCGACTGGAAAGAATATGCCGCCGACAAAATGCCGGTGCTGCTGTGTGCAGATTATGTTTCCGCGGTCGGACTACTCGCCGCCATGTTGGAATTTGCCGAGGTCACCGGCCGCCGTCTCGCCGTCGAAGAGTGCCGCGAAATTATCAGTGGAAAACCTGCGGAGTTCGCATGACGACGTGTCCGGTTTGCCATCAGGAGATTTTGCCCAGCATCAGCCGCAAGGCGGAACTAACCAAGCTTGAATTGGCGGTCTATGAAACCGTCCGCCACGCCGGCCCGGCCGGGGTCGAAGTCGTCTCCATGCCTGATCGCATCTATGCCGATCGCTACGACGGCGGCCCGATCAACGCCGGCAAGGTTATCCACACCACAAAATTCAATCTGAACAAGAAAATCGCGCCGCTCGGCTGGCGAATCTCAAATGCCAGAGGCGTCGGGGCGCGGTGGAAACTGGAGCGCGTCCATGCCTGATCCGACCCGCGCCACGCTTTCGGCCACACAGACACCCGCGCTATTCGGCGCATCGCCTTACCTCACCCGCTGGATGCTGTTGCGGCATTTCATCCACGGCGACCCGATCGACGGCCCGGAGCACAATCGCATGGATTGGGGAAAGCGTATGCAACCGCTCCTACTCGCCCAAGCCGCCGAGGATCTACACCTCGAGGTGCGGCCGAACGCCGACAATACCTATGTGCGGCGCGGGCTGCTCGGCTGCACCCGCGATGCCGAGATTATTTGCCCCGATCGCGGGCCGGGTTCGCTCGAAACCAAATGCGTGTTTTCTTACGACGTGTGGATGCAGGCATGGAACAGCGGCAAGTCGCTCCCCAAACAAAACGAAATCCAGTTGCAGCAACAGATGATGGTCGGCGACGGCAAGCAGGCACACGGCTGGGGCGTGATCGCGGTTTGGCTGTGCGGCGAGATGAAATATTTCGAGCGCAAGCCTATTCCCGAATTGTGGGAAGCGATCGAGTTGGAGGCTGAGAAGTTTTTCGGCGACGTTGAGGCCAAGCGCGAGGGTGAGCCGTTCGGCGATCCGGTTGAGGCTCCGCTATTGGCCAAGGTGTTTCCGCTCAAGGTCGGCACGTTGGTTGATTTCAGAACACACCCGCAAGCGCGCGAACTCGCCGAGCAGGTGCGGCTGATGGATTACCATGCATCCGAGCGCAAGGCGCACGCCAAGGGCGAAGACGGCATCAAGGCCAAGATCAAGGCAATGATGGGTGATGCCGAGGAGGCGGCATTTTTGTACGGCATCAAAGTCCGCGCCAAGCAGGTCAGCCGCGCCAGCTACACCGTGAAGCCGACGACGTTCACGACGCTCGACGCCTACGTGCCAGACGATGCGCAAATGATCGAGGATTCGCCAATCGCATCGATCTTAGCGGGAGGGTGAAGTGGAAATCAAGGTACTGGAAATTCGCGATAGCGGAACGTTTATTCCGGTTATCTGCATTCGGCCGGTGCCCGAGAATAGGGAACAACGCTATCTGCTTCGGCGCGACGGGTACTGCGGTGACGAAAGTGAGCCCTGCATCATCATGATCGACGCCCAATGTCGGGGCGTGGCTTACGATTGCTACGATTGGGCCGATGCGCGGACCAAGCGTGTGGCACACAATTTCATCGCCGAACATTGGCATGAGTTGAGCGACGGACACGTTATTGATGTTCAGTACATTCTTGGAGAAACCGATAAGCCAAAGATTAGTGAACGGGTGAGCGATCCGCTATGAACGATCTAACCATCATTGAGCGGCAACTGCAGCACGTCGAGCCGCAACTGCATAACGCGCTATCTGGCATCATGCCGACCAAGCGGCTGATTCAGACAGTGCTGATTTCTTGCGAGCGCACGCCGAAGCTACTCAACTGCCGCCCGCAGTCAATTCTCAACGGCGCGATGACCTTCGCCGTGCTCGGCTTGCCCGTGGATGGCGCGACGGGGCAGGGGTTTCTTCTGCCGTTCAAAGACATTGCGCAAGCGGCTATCGGTTACAAGGGTTACAACACGCTCGGCGCCCGTGCGGGCCTGACGATCACTGGCGCGGCCGTCCGAGAGGACGATCATGTTTTCGATTACCAGTTCGGCGACAAAGCATTTGTCACGCACAAGCCGCGGCTGGGAAGCAAGGGCCGCATTATCGCGTTTTGGGCGGTCGCGGTAGCATCTAATCGGCCGCCGATCGTGTCGGTGCTCTCGATCGATGACGTGCTGGCGATCAAGGCGAAATCGCCGGCAGTGAAGGCGAATGCCGACACACCATGGAATGATCCGACCATCGGCTTTCCGGCGATGGGCGAGAAGTCCGCCAAGCGGCGGCTCTCACGCTCGACCCCGCTGATTACCGAAGCGCCGCAGTTCATGATGGCCGCGCGCATGGAGGAAGCTTTCGACGAGCAAGCGCGCGCATCGTGGATCACGCCTGAGCGCGGCGTGGTGGTCAATGGCGAAGCGCGGCAGACCATCGAGACTGAGCTGAGCGAAACGCCGACATCCGCGCAATTGATCGGTTCCGCTTCTCCGAGGCCCGAGACGGCGGACCGCGAGCCCGCCCCCTCTGCGCATCCCCCTATCCCCGCGCAGGATGGGGCGGGCGAGGTTACTGAGAGCGAGCAAGTCGCCGAGCATGACCGCCGACTCGCTGCCGCAGCCGAACAAGGAACGCACGTTCTCGAAGGCGCGTGGAACGCAACGCCTAGGAAACTACAGCGGTCACTCAAGATGGCGCTTGATCGGCGACACAAGCCACGGGCGACGGAAGTCGATGACGCGCGCCAGTGACAACAAGTCATGGCCGCAGAAATAGGAGACTGACCAATGCTTTACGATCCGAAGTGGGAACAGCAGACCAATCCGTTCTCGCTCACCAGCCTGATCGCGTGGCTGGAGAAGCAACCGGCAGGAAAAACCTATTGTTACACGGACGGCGGGGAATGCTTGATCGCACAGTATCTTCAATCCATTGGCAGAACCAATGTACGGGTATGGTGCGGCGGAGCTTACGAAACTCGCCAAGGTCGCGGCCAAGTGCCGCGAGAGATGTGGCGAACGTCAATCGATGAACCCTCGACCTTCGGCGCCGCGCTCGCCCGCGCCCGCGCGCTCATGCCTGATACGGAATTAGGGTGAGGGAGACAGCTATGAACAAGCGCAGACTTTTGAAGCTCGCCGATCTGTTGGAGGCCAACGCCAAGAACCGAAAAGGCGCGCGTTTCAACATCAGAACATGGGGCGACGTGGACAATGACGCAGAGCCCGAACTGTCATGCGGCACCACAGTATGTGCCATAGGTCTTGCAGCGGTCTCTGGCGCGTTTAAGCGTGCGGGGCTCCGCTATAAGATAGAGCCCGGGTGGTTTTCTTACAATATCGAAGTCTTCCACGAGGACAAGGCGGCAATCCGACGCCTCGGCGATTCTAGCGCGTCCGGCTTCTTGGCGGCCAGGCTCCTATTCGATTTGTCGGAAAGGGAAGCCGCGTTTTTCTTTCTGCCAGCCCGCGAAGGTGGATGCGGCCTTCCGAACAATGGTCAAGGCGCCGTGGCCGAACGTGCCCTAGCAAAACTCATTCGCCGATTCGTCATCGGCAAGGTAGTCGTGCCAGCCGCCAGTGATGATTGAGCGGGGCGACTGAAACAGGAGAGCAACATGCTGTATGACCCGAAGTGGGAAGCCCAGATCGATGGCGGTACAAACTCGATCAGAGATATTCTGATCCGAGCACGCCGCCTGATCGAAAGAGAGGAACATTGGTGTTCCGACGGAATGGGAGATGGCAGGACTAGGTGCGCAATCCACGCGATCAATATGGCGCAGGGAGCGCATGAGGCTCTATTCACCGACGCTCAGGAATTTGTGGAGCAGAAGTTACTTCGCGGCGGATATTTGGGCGTCTTCAACGACACGCACAACCACGCCGAAGTGCTTGCCCTTTTCTCCAGGGCAATCGCGATTGCGCCGCGGTGACTGATTGTCAAGGCGAGCGAACATGCAAATGAAAACCGGCGATGTAGTTAGAATGACCCACTGGACACATCACGATCCATCTATGCAGCTCACATTTCGGGCCGGGAAAAAAGAGGTTGCCGTTTTTCTGTTGCTCGGAATTGAGGCGCGAGACGGTTCAAGCCCCCTTGATCTTGAGCGCGCAATAAATGACCTCGGATGGTTCCGCGAGGCCCTCACCAAAGGTCAGGACCGATGAAAAGAAAATGGACAAAGACGCCGTTCGGGCACTCGCTCAACTATCCGATGCCGGATGATTGCGACGTGATCATGCTCGGCGTGATGAAGTTCCAGATTGAGCCGATCCGCGTCCTCCTACCGCATCAGGTCTACCGCGCCGATCTCAAGAAACTGATGGCCGAGCACGGGACGGACGAGATTTTCATCATCCCATACCGCTCAGCAAACGTCCTGTCATTCAAACGCGCCGATCTTTTCCCGGCGCCAGTGACTTCTGCTCAGGGCGAGGCAGACCAATGATCGAGTTCGGGCCTATTGGGTTTTTGTTGCACGACCGCGGATGGTTTGTCTGCTGGCATCGAGTAATTCGGCTTGAAGCCCGCTGGCCGACCCATTGGACGTTTCGATGGATGAAAAACGATGGAAGAAAAAGATAAAATTCTCGCACTTGATGCGCTCCGAGCCGCATCGCTGTGGTTTACACAAGTCGCACTTGATGACGACTGTGCATTCATGAACGGCGATATGTACAAGGATAAGCTTTCCGCTGATGAACGTGCGCGACCAATTAGGATCAAGATCGACGCCGCAATCGAAGCCCTCACTCCGCATCAGGGCGAGCCGGAATGAGCGAAGCGAGCATAGCACTGACGCGGCGACTGATCGAATACGGCAAGCGAAAGGGCGTGCCGCAGTTTGTGTCACAGGCTGCCGAACTGCTGGCCGTGTGCGATACGGGATGCGATCGACTCAGCGCCGAAATCGAACGGCTGCGTAAATGTCAGACATGCGGAACGCCACTGAGCCGCGACTGTCCGTCCTGCCAGAAGGCGTGGGAGTCATGAGCGACGAAAAATGCTGACGCAGGCGCAAAAGGACGCTCTTGAGGTCTTCGCCAAAGCTTTCGGCTGGGATCGTCGCCCAATCGAAGAAATGCAAATCATCATGTGGGCAGCGTTCCACTACTACGTGATGAGGTTGCGATCGCATCATGGTGAGCCGTGACCGATGAACGTGATCGAAATTCGAGAGCTTTTAGATAAACGCGCCGCTGGCGATGAATTGGCGGGTTATCAGGCGTTTCGCAGGATTGTGAAGGTGTGGCCAGAGATCGAAGCACTAATTGTAGCCGCGCACGCATATGAATACGTCTGGGCAGAGCTGTCAGCCGATCTTCGGGATTTTATTTTGAGCGAGGCACCGGATTGGGTGCGCGCGGCCCTGCCCTCTACTGAGGGTGAGCCATGATCAAGCGGTTCAAAGTCCTGCGGTGGACCCGCCCATATGGGTGGCGATATTTCTTTGAACCGTTGCGCTTCTGGGGACGCCGCCGATGACCGCCCCCGCCCCCGCCACGCTTGAGCGCGAACGCGACAAGCTCTACGTCACCGACGCGGAGCTGATCCGGCGCATCGGGTTGCCTGAGAAGAAAGGGCGGGCGCTCCTGCACGAGCTGGACACCAAACACCCGGCCTTCCCCAAGAAACAGAAATATGCGGACAACCGGCGCTATTGGCCGAAGGTCAAGGAGTATTTCGACCGGATGAACGGGGTACAGTCTGTGCAGCCTGCCCATCCACAGCGGCCCCGCGGTTCCGGTGGATTGTAACAATTCGTGAACTAGCGCATATTGCACTACCGGGCAAAATGCACTAGTATGCGTCATCAGCAAGGGCAATGGTGCCCGGCGATGGAGAGACAGATGACCGCGATGTACGATTACAACGGCTACAAGCTGACAGTCCGCGAGGATAAGACCCCTCCGGTAGCTGTTTTTGACCTCCGATATCCTCGCGATCCGGCGCTCTACAAAACCACGTCGCTGGACGAGGCGATGCGCTGGGTTGATGCCTATCGCAAGGGCGAGCAATGGGCCGTGGACGCTCGCCTGAGCGCCGTCGAGCCATGACAATCAATTCAGCAATCGACCACGGTTTCAGTCAGCCCGCGTCCAACGAGCGCCCATCAATTCCATTCGAGTGTGTCATTATGCCTGACGGCACGCGCAAGGGCCTACGCATGGAGCGGGCGGTTCTCGGAAACGCCTATGCCGCTTTTTATCCGATCGGGCGCAAGGGCCAGTTCTGGGTAACATGGGGCACGATGGACGACACGAGGTCCGGCGGAGAGCAAACAAACGGACGTTCAATGGCCGAATTTCGCGCCACCGAAATCCTACACGCGCTGAACAAATGACCGCCAACCAATACCGCGCCGCGCTCGCCCGCCTCGACCTCACCCAGGTCGGGGCGGCCCGCTTGCTCGGCGTCAACGAGGCCACGTCCCGCCGATGGGCGCGCTTCGGGGTGACCGGCACGGCTGCGATCGTGCTGCGCCTGCTGATCGCCGGCAAGATCACTATCGTTGATATTGAGACGGTGGGGAAAATCCGGGGACTATGAACCCGATTCGTTCACGGGAGATCCGGCCCTTACCGCGCGTCAGATCAAAGCGTAGTGAAATCAATGTGGTTGGTCCCCATTGGTCAGGCGTAGGGGCGCTACAGGCTTTATGGAGAGATAGATGAGCGACATTATGGCGGAATGTGATTGCGGTGCAACAACCGAAGGCAAGTGGGCTGGCGTTCACCACCCGAATTGCTCAGCTGTAAAGAGACGTCCGATCTGCCATGGGGATGGCGGCGAGGGTGAACGCCTATATGGACTAGGCGTCGGCCACATCCTGACTGAGGATGACGTGCAGGACATTCAGAATTTGCTTGCCGATCACAACGACGAGATCGGCCAAACTGCTGATGTCATCTATCAAGCGTGGCAATCCGCATTGGCAAGCTGCGAGCCGGACAAAGCCGATTTGGTTAAGAGGCTCGCCGATCTAGAAGTGCGATTGGCGACCGAAAAAGCGCTAAAAAAATTCTACCAAACCCAGCTAGATGGCGTCGGGCAATTGACCACAGACGCCATAGAACGCACTGCACGGCAGTGATCGCCGCTCAGGGCGGCCGGGAGAGAAGAATGGCAAATTTCAAAATCGAATGGATTGATCGAGGACGTGAGCCTCAGTGTCCGCCAAACCCAGCACACCCGAACGGCGTCGATCTTGACGGCGCACTGGAACTTGGTGTTCCGACCTGCAAGACCGATCTGCCCTATCCGGCCAAGCGCTGCGGCCTGTACTACGTTGAGTGCCGCATTTGCGGCTGCAATGCCCTCATTACGACGGCGGGGCGACCGGATGATCCGCGTTCAGTCGTGATGCCGTGCAAAACCCAAGGAGGTATCCAATGAGCCAACTCGCGGACTGGAAATGTCATAAGATCGTGAAGGCTGGGAAAATCCTAGCGTTCGGCCCTGGCTTCAACGGCCCTGTAACGGTCGAGGACGTTCATGGCGCAGAATGCAAGGTTGAAGTGACGCCAAACGTATTTGCACGTGGTCGGCCGAATTTAGGCGATTACATCGTGATCTACGAGGACGGCTACAAATCCTGGTCGCCAGCAAAGGCTTTCGAGGAAGGCTACACGCGGCCGACCGACTGCCCGTACCTAGTCGAGACAAACCCGACCGACATGAGCGGCGAACGATACCGCTGTGGCGTGTGCGGACTGTCGTTCTATCTCGACTACGATGAGATGCGCTAGGAGGCGGTGACGATGACACAAGGCGACAAAGAAATGGAACTGGCTCGCGTGATCGCCCAAGCTGACTTTATTTGGGATCTTGGCGAGCAGGGCGTGATGGCGTGCTCGCCCGAGCTGGCCGGCACGGCTTTTGAGGGGGCGTGGCGGGATGCCAAGTCTTCGACGCGGCAAAAGTTTCTGCATATCGCGCAGGTCGTGATCGCAAATGGCTATAGACGCCTTCGGGAGACCGGCGGCACTTCTGAGCAGTCAGAGCGGCCGGGACAGTATATGACCCCCGAGGAAATTGCTGCCAACAAGTCGAAGATCGGACAATGAAAAGCGATCGAAAGAAATACGTTCACATCCGTATCCCAGCGTGGGAACGACACGAGGTTCCTGACGGCTTCATGGGCCTCGCCGAACATCGTACGGAACATTTGCAGGGGATGATGATGCGGGAGACGTTGCGATATCTATTAGCGTGTGCCTATGCTCAGGGCGTGACAGATGCCGCGTGGGTAATCGATCGCACGGGCGGCCCTGCTGGGCAATCAAGGCTGGAGGATTAGAGATGCCAAGAAAAGTAGAGCGCGGAGAAGCAACACTCTGTATTGGAATGTGTCTATCCTTTTTAATGCTGATCGGTGCTTGCTTGTATGGCATCTGGACAAACGATGGACGGCCCGTCGCAACGGCGCTAGTGCTCCTCGTGGGGTTTGGAGTGCCAAGCCTGATCAATTACCTAGACTGGCGTGACAAGCGCCCCTGATAGATGATTATGGTGGGTCGTCGGGGTTAATAGCCACAAACCACTACGCTGCGCCGAAGCCGACGATAGGCGCAGCTCCCGCTTCCAAGAGAAATGGGGTGAGCCATGATAAACGAAACGATCGAAATCGAAACGTGGACACCGAAGATCGTCATCAAGCAAGTGCGGGAATATCGTGGCGATGCGGGAGAGCTTTCGGATCGGGCAATCGCTGTGGTGATCCAGTTCCTCAATCTGGAGGAAGATGATCGGGAAGCCGTTCTCGCGGGCTTGCCTGCGTTCGTATGCATGGAATGCGGCAGGCCATCTTGCCTTCATGGTTATTCCGACGAATGAGTCGCCCTGCTGCCTAATATGAGCGGGCGCCCGCTTTGCGGCGAACGCCCGCCCCGTACACCGCGCAACTCTACCCCCGCACGCTACTATTCCTGATGCGCCCAATACCCGCATTACTGTCTGACGCTGCCGCCGGTCACGTTGCCGTCTTTGGCGAAGATCAGGCCGGCGCCACTGATGATGCCGGTGATGTCGGCCATCAGGCGCGTGCCGTCCCAGGATCCGGCCGAAAGCTGAGTGAGCAAGTCGCCGAGGCCAGCGAATATGAGCGCTGCGCCAGCTGTGGTGGTTTTCCAATTGGTCAGAAACGATTTCATTTTCCTGTCTCCTTACAACATTGATCGCAGGCGGGCCTTAGCCGCCACGGTCATTTGGATTTCTCGGATCCCAGCGCCACCAGATATGCACGATGAAGCCATAGATGATGCCGCCGAAATTGAACCAGAAGATCGGGACGATCGGCGGCCACGCCTGGCTCACCTCCCATACGAAGCGCGAGAGCGTAATGGCGTCGTCGTGGGTGAGGCCCCAACTCTCCATGATTGAGAAGATAATGAGCTGCATTACGCCACCGCCAACAAGGAAGACGGTCCAGCCGATTATCATCTTGCGGCGTCCGGTCATGTTCATCCCCAGAAGTGTACGCCAATGATGATCAGAGCCACGGCGCCGATAACGCCACCGATGATGATCCACATGAGCGAATTGTCGTTTTCAGCACCACGCCGTATCGGTGCCGGCGGGCGCGTCGGCACATCGGGCGGCAGATTTTCGATCCGTACCAAGCGCGTTCCGTGGGAATCTACCTCGGCGACATAGCCTTGCTGGCCAGTGCGCAAATCCTCGATCCTGATCCATCTTGCCTTGCCGACGTGCGCAGGACGCTCGATCACTTTGAGGCGCTCACCTTTGTCCAGCTTGTTGATGACATCCTTCTCCTCTGCGCCGGGTTTGCGGCGAAGATTGAGGCCATCCGACATGACGATGCCGATCTCGATCATGGTGTCCTCCTATTGTGATTTTATGCCGCCCATGCCCTTCAACAGCGCGCCGCCGACTTTGCCGAGGATGCCAGCGAGGCCGCCCCCTGCGCCGAACACGCTCAGCGCGAGCGGCAGTGCGAAGGAAAGGACGCTTGCTAGGCTCGCGCCTTCACCAACGGGCGCCGCGATGACGCCTTGCTGCCAGCCGAGAGCCGCCGCTATCATGCCAAGGATGCCTGTACCGAATCCCAGCTTGGACGGCTGCGCGGGCGGTGTCGGTCTTGTTGCTGGCTTAGGCGCCGGTTCCGGCTCTTTGCCGGATTTTACATAGGCGGCGAATGCCGTGACGCGCTGGATCGCATCGGGATGGGCGATGAAATATTGCACCATCCGCATGAAGAAATCATCGTCATGCGGGATGACGGTGATCGGGCCGCCTTTGTCGGTATCGGGCATGGGATGTTCCTTTCGCAGATCGCGGTATTTCACCGCCTGCTCGCGCGGCGTCAGACCGGCAACCGCGGCCGGCGGGTCGTCCGGGCGCCATGCGAACATGGAATCGGTCGGGAAATCGTCGGGCGCATACCCAAAACGCTCGGCTGCGGCGGCGCTGATATCGATCGTGCGTCCGGTATGGGGAGCCGGGCCGATATCGGTCTGCTGCTCGATCGAGATGACGCCGTTGGGCGCCCGCACATCAAACCATTTGCCGAGCGTGTCACGATTGTAGAACGAAACGCCCTGGGCGGAATCGGGCACGCCGAGCGCATTTGAGTTTGGTTTGTCGCCGCGATCGACCCATTCATGGCACCCGCTGAATTGCGAATACCAACTGCCCTTGCCGCTTTGAGAAAAATCTGGGCTCGGCTGGCTCGCCATGCCGGGCAGCGGCGCCGACGCCGGCCACCAATGCCCGGTGATCCGCTTGCGCGGCTGTGGCTCGATATTGACCTGATCGGATTGGTTGCCGGCGAGCAGGAGTTCGCCGCGCGAGTCCTCGCCCACGTAAAACCCGACATGACCGCTACCGCTCGACGGCGAGCCACGCCACATAGTCGTGATGGCGCCGGGCACCGGATCGGCGAGTTCGACGAAATGCTCGTTGTCCTCGAACGAACGCGCAGCCGGCGAGCGCGTGCCGGGAAATCCGGTCGCCTCGAGCATACCGTTGGCGAAGATTGCGCACCACGGATCGCCGAGCGCGCCGGCATGGGCCAGCGCGATGAATTCCTCGATGCCGCGATTGCCGGGCTGCTCGTGAAAGCCGATGTAAGTACGGGCTTTCGTCAGCCAGGCGGGCTCAGTCATGCCCGGAGAATGCGCCTGACCGGCTGGCTGGTCAATCACGTCCTTGGGCCAAACAGACGCGCGCAGAATAACAGAAGCCCACAATCCGATCCCGCTGGATTGGGTGACCCACCCGCCACTGGTTTGATATAGTTATAAGCCCCGTCAGCGTAGCCACTACGCATCGGATCGCCAGTGCGGTTGTTCATCCCCGCAGGATCGGTTGCAGACAATGTAAAAACAGGGCCCCAACAAGCGTGGTCGTTGGAAGCGAGGATCGTAATCTTGCGATCAGCAGAAATTGGAACATTCGGATTTGTCAAAATCCCCCCCGTGGGATACCCAGTAAAATGCCACGCGAAAGTCGGAAAAGCATAGACCTGTATTGGCTGGCCTTCGTCGCCCGCTTGAAAAGGACCCCAATAAATTAGCAAAGATTGCGGATCAACCGGAAGACCGCTGATTGTCGTTACGTTTTGGAATGGGATGATTGACATTTTGTGTTTTCCTCCGATTTGAGCAACAGATTGGGCGTAAGCCGTTGGGAGCGCCGCTGCTGCGATTCCCAATATTATTTTGCGGCGATTCATCCGGCTATCAGTGCTGACGGGTTGATTGTGAACATCGTATCGGGCGAAGTTGCGACCGCAGCACCGGTGCCCTGCCACTTATACGTCCACACCCCGGATTTGGTCGGAGTGAACGTGAAATGAAAATGCCCCAAGCTGTCCCGGATCACCGCGCCGGATGAAAGCGTTTGTGTTTGCCGGCCGCCGCTCGGGTCGATGATGAACAATGATACGGCGGTAGGATCGATATATACACCGGCAAGTGCGTTCAAAAACACGCCTTCGATGACGACCGACGTATCGATTTCGTACTGTGCCATGTAGCCGGCTCCGCTCCAATTCTGGCCGCTGGCGCTTGTGCTGGCGGTCACCTTATACGCCGCCGCGTCCGAAGAAAATGCGAGGCTTGGAACCTCCGGTATGACTGGCAGAATTGCGGGATTAATTCTAATCGAGGCACGTAGCTCTATCGACGCCTCGGTGCCGCGCGGGTTGGGCCAATCGTAATTCGGATGTCCGGCTAGCCCGAAAAACTGGTCTTTGCCCAACAGATTCAGCGGGACGGATTGCGTCCATGTCCGCAGATCAATTGCCGGAATATAACCTCGGGATGGTACGGGCCAATTGAAGTTTACGGCGCCCGCAAGCCCGAAGAATTTATCTTGGTTCAATAGGTTGAGATTAACCGGCCACGCCCACGTCTTGAGGTCAATCGCGGGAATGTAGCCGCGCGGATTAGGCCAGTCGTAATTCGGGTTGCCGGGAAGGCCGAAAAACTGATCTTGCCCGACAAGATTGAGCGGGACGCCCCAGGCCCAAGTGCGTAGGTCAATGACCGGGATATAACCGCGCGGGTTGGGCCAGTCGTAATTTGTTGAAGGTGGTGGAGCCCCTAGCCCCATAAAGATGGTGGTTAGTGGATTCTGCCAAACCCACGCTTGCGACTGGACCGCGGCGGTGTTGGCCGGATCGGTAGGCCGAAGTCGCGTGATTATTGGCGGGCGGGGAATGGTGGCCATTCGTCATTCCCCCATTGGCGGCGAAGTCCTTACAAAGTTTCGTAAATCATGTGGTAGCCGGAAAGGCCAGGCGTGCCGCCGGTGAACGCGCTGAACGACACCTCCCCGAGCGGCTGCGTGTTGCCGACGATGCTGATCTCCTCGCCCGGCGCAAAAACCCACCGCACGATGCCGCCGAATGCGTTGAAGCTCAGATTGAGCAGATGCGCGGTCGCGGACCGTTGCGGCTTGTTGGTCGCGTTGGTGTTGCCGGTTAAGGCAGGCGCCGCAAGGGCCGCTGTCGCGGCATCGAGCGGCGCATCGGTCTGACCGGCGCCATTGCTGTTCGCTCCGGTCGCAACTTGCGTATCGCGTGAGAGAAGCATGAAGGTCGGGGACGAGGCGCCAGCTTGGCCACCCTCGTATATCTCGAGCACGTTGCTCCGTTGGGTCGCGGATCCGCCCTGGAGAATGAAGGGATAGGTTGCGTCCACCAAGTTCGTGCTGTCGCCGGTCGCGGTCGGCGTCTGAGTGGTGACGGAAACGATTCGCTTAGCCATCGGGCCTCTCCTGTTTCAGTGCGGCGTTTTGAACCTCGTCCATGATCTGCTTGAACGGCCGACAGACCCCGGTCGCAACCCTGACCGTCTCGCACGCATCGCAAATGTAGTGATCGCACTTCGGGCAGTAGCCGCGCGAGCGCGAGCGGTCTGGATTCAATATCACACCGCGTTGACAGTGTGAACAGGTGATCACGGCGCTCTCGAAAAGCGAGCCGCCTGGAACGGCAACCGCGCCAGTTTTGCGCGCGATCTCTTGGCTGATGCCGTCACCCGCGCGATGGTCGATCATCAGATAGCCCTCATGGCTTCTTTTTGTTTTCATCGTCGAGTCCTACATGCACGCTTGCGCGAACAGCGTATCTTGCGGGCTGTATGTGACGACAACTAAACCAGCGCCGCCCGTAGCGCCCGCGCCGCTCGGCGATCCGGTGCCGCCGCCGCCACCACCGGCGCCGTAATTACCGCCGACTCCCCCGCCACCGGCTTGCGCCCCAGAAACACCGCCGCCGCCACCACCGGCGCCGCCGGATCCATGCGTGCTGTCGAATTCGCTGCCGGTCGCCCCCGCTCCGCCGGTAAGTGTGGTATTGCCACCACCCCCCCCGCCGCCGGTTCCGGCCGTGCCAGGCAAATTTTGGGTTCCACCTCCGGTCCCACCTGGGCCATTGCCACCGGCACCACCAGCAGCGCCCCCAGCCGCGCCAGCCGTGCCGTTGTCGGCGCCACCGCCCCCGCCGCCGCCCACCTGAGCAGTTTGCCCGCCGCCATTCGCGCCATTGCCGGATGGCCCGGCTGCGCCACCGCCCCCACCACCGCCAACCGGCGCGGTCGCGATCGTGCCGCCCGTGCCGCCCGAAAATTTCGTAGTACCGATGCCGCTTGCCGCGGCACCGCCAGCACCGCCCGTGCCAGCTCCGTCAACGGCCCCTACGCCGCCCTTTGATCCGACCGAAGACGCGGCAAGATTCGCGCCGTTGAACCAAGAATCCGTGCCAGTGACGCCGTGGCCGCCACCGACGCCGGTCTGATAAGCTGGGACATTGCCGGAAACCAAGGTGCCAAGATTGCTGATTTTTGAATAGCCCCCCCCGCCGCCGCCACCACCAGGCGTGCCACCGCCGCCTCCACCACCAATCGTTTCGATGGTGTTGATATTGCTGTTCCAATCATCAGGAACAGGAAAAGCAGTGCCAGATGTTAAAAAATAGACTGTCGGTTGGATCGTCGGCGTATAGGTGATGACAATGATGCCGTTCTGGCCAGCGCCGCCCGTGCCCGCCCCGCTGGCGCCGCCACCACCACCGTAGAAACCACCCGCGCCGCCGGTGTTAAGGACATTGCCACCGCCGCCGCCGCCAGAACCCGCAGGGCCGCCGGCATTTTGATTGCTTGTGTATTCGATCCCGTTGGCGCCCGGATTTGGTGTGCCCGAAGCAACACCAGCGCCGCCCGCGCCGCCAGAACCGGCATCGCCAGAGCCACCAGCGCCAGCACCACCCCCTGTACCACTCGCGCCAGCATTGCCAGCGCCATTTGGGCCCGCCGCGCCGCCGCCTCCGCCTGGATTACCGCCACCCAAACTGCCACCAGCGCCACCGTTGTTCCCCGCAGCTCCGGTTCCTCCGGTGCCACCCGCCCCGCCATTAACGCCCGATCCAGCGCCGCCGCCTTTGGCGACAACCGTTGTGGTGTTGAACGTTGTATCAGCGCCCGCAACCGTGGCGGCGCCGCCCGCACCAACGACGAATGGAATCGACGCGCCCGGCGTGAGAGTAACATTTGTCGTTTTGCGCCACTCACCGCCGCCGCCCGCGCCACCGGCACTATCACCACCGCCGCCGCCGCCGATACACTCAATGGTGTTGTTCGCGTTCGTCCAGTTCTGCGGGACGATCCAGTTTCCGGCGCCAGCGCTTGCGATGTATATTTTAGGCATCGGCGTCTAAGGATAGAATTCCAGGATGGTGATCGCGTTGGTGCCGGCCGATGACGCGATGGCGTTCATGCCGTTGTCCCAAGCCGGCTGGCTTGGCGGGCCGAACATGATCCCCGTACCCGCCGCTATGGAAATCGAGCCAGCACCATTGACGGCCGCCGCGGTTCCTGTCGGCGACACCCACAGGGTAACCGCTGCATTGGGGTTGAACACGTAAAGTCCGGCCCGCGTAGGATTGGCGCCAGCGACCGAAACGCTCGCGTTCGTCACATTCGGCGTCGTCAATGCGGTCGGACTTGGATTGGTCGTCCCCACGTCACGGCCTCACAGCGTGAAAATGATGGTGGCTTGCGCCGTGTCGTTTGTATCAACGGCGTTGAAGTCGAACACCCGGATCACGGAGTTGACCGGGATCGAAAACCCTTCCGGCAGCGGCATTGCTTGCATCATCGGCGGCGTATTTGAATCGATATCGCTTCGGATCGCGTCGAGCTCGTCGAGCACGCCGAGCCCCGATGCCGTAATTTGCTGCAACACCCGCAGTTCAATGTCGCCGCTACTTTGGATCCGCCCGAGCGCAAATATTGCAGTCTGCCCCGCTACCACATAAGCCGTCCCCTTGCTTCGCCAAATCAGATTATTGGCGGAATCCCGCACATCAACAACCACTTGGCGATTGCCCACTGTCAGAGTTGCGTTGTAGGTCAATACTGCGCTGATGAATAGCGCCCACCCGCTGTTGTTGACCGCGATCGAGACGCCCGACGCGCCTCCCAACACGGTGGCGGGAAAGTTGGTTTGCTGCGGGTTGCCGATTCTGATCGACATGTTGTCAGCCTCGTTTCCAGTACAGCGCCACCTGTGGCAGCAAGAACACGATGGAGAACGCCACCGCCGCATAGAGCCGGTCCCGCGTCGGATCGATGATCGTGAACCCCCAGATCGCGGCGCCGGTGAGCACGGCGATCAACAGCAGCATCCGGGTTGCGGCGATGGCGGCGATGGCGCGGGCGGTTGCGACAAAATCGCGCGTGATGTCCTCGGCCTCGGGGCCGGGTTGCCGATCGGCAAACAGATTTCGCACCTCGGTCATTCGAAATAACTCTTTTCCTCGCCGCCGTTGAGCTTGTGCCGAATCGCCAGCAACTTGGCACCGGCGTTGATTGCGGACAGCTTGTGATCCTTAGTGGACTTGCGATTGCGCAGGATGTCTCTGACGCCGTTTTCCAGCAGCGTGAGGAATTCGGTATCCTGTCCGTTGGGTTTTGCATCCATGCGGCAAAGTATCCCTACGGTCCACCAGCGGCAAGCGGACTGCCCAACGCGGCTGCGGAGGATGCCGCTGCCCGTGCCGGCGCCACGCGCTGTTGCTCGATTTGCGGGGCGATTTCACGCGCGATCGGTTTTCCAATCGGCGACTCGCTGCGCATCAATTGCTCAAGCTGGCGGATTTGCCGATCGGTCAGGTATTCGCCTAGATATTTTGAGAGGAACCCGCCAGCCGCCACGGCTACGCCCTCACCTGCACCAACGCCCATGCCGGTTAGAATGGATGTGGTGGCAGAGACAGGACCGGACGGTGCAAATTTTCCGATCTTGCGGGCAGCATTTGTCGCCCACGTGCCCATCACGATTTCTTCCATCTTGTCTTTGACGGCCTCCGACATGCCGCGCGATTTCTTGTCGCTGTCGAGGATCTTTCGGACCTCCTGCCGCGCGGTGTTGATGCGATTGGCGCCGCTACCGGACACGCCAGCGCGGTGCTGGCCCTTTACCGACGCCTCCTCAAGTTGTTCCAGTTGTTTATGCAGTGCCCAATTTCGTTGGGCGTGCTTCAAGATCGCGGCGTCATTTGCCGGGTTGCCAGACAAAACGAAATGATCAGGGACGTTCATAATAAAGTCATCGATGGCCCTGATTGCCCGATTGGCTGCCTCGCGATCGGTGGGATTGGTGATGGGCACTCGTCCCAATAGTTTTCGGACGCTATCTAAGTCGCCTATGGTGACCCCTCCACTGACTCGTTCAACAAAAGCATACGCTTCAGCTCTACTTATAAATTCCCCTTCTGACCCCACGAATCCATCCAAATTATTAAATGCAACCTGCTCGCCCCCGGCCTCCGCAATTAATTCTTCGTGCGATTTACCAAGATTTTTTGCCGCGCGGTCGATTGCGTCTGAATGACTGCCGCCGGTAAAAATTTTGCCGCGAATATTAACAGCTGGTTCATATTTATTTGGTGTGTTGCCACTTGGCACCAGTTCCTCAATCGCACGATACGTGTTTGGTGCGAGATAGTCGCGAAAATTATCCGCATGCAACGCCCCCTTAACATCAGCGAGCAGCATTTGTGTCCCTTCCGGGCTGATCCGAACATCGGATTTTTTCAACATCTCGTATCCGGCCGTCGCTGCGGCTTTGATATCCTCTCGCGTTGGGAGTTTAGCGGCCAACGCTGCCAAATTGCGTTCGGTCGCGATCACATTCGGGGCTGTTCCACCTACCATGCCACCAACAAATTTAGCAGCGGGCGCTAGTGCCGGGGCGTAGGCTTCGGCTAACTGCTCAGCTCCCGCTGACCCGCCGCCGCCGCCGATGGCCGTAAGCGCGGAGCGCGCCGCACTGCCGCCACCGGCCGCCACGGCTGGAACGAATTCGCCGATCGACTCGGCATATTTCCCGGCCCTGGTCTTCGGTTCCGGCAAATGGCTGGTTGCCATGGGCGGCGGGTTTTCTTTGCGAAATTCCTCGCGCTTGCGGGCCTCCTCGGGATTGCCCAAGCCGATAGATTCGGCGCCGCGCCCCGCCATGCCTATCAGGCTTGCCATAGCGCCGGGGAATGCCTCTGCGCCCTTGGCAATTCCAATCAGGCCGGACTTCCCTACGTCGAGTAGTGTTTCCCCGAGGCCCGGCGCAGATGGCGCGGCATGTTGCACCTTCACTTTTTCAAGCGCCTGCTCCTTGGTCGAGCCTTCCGGGCCGGTGACCTCGTATGTCTTGCCATCCGGCGATGTGATCTCGAATGTCGGCATTATTTTTCCCTCACCGTCCATCCGTCATTACTCGTGGGTGTAGCTCCGCGGCTCGGGCCATTTCTCTGCAACCACTTCGTTCCCTTCGGGCCGACAAGAGCATAAAACAGATCAACCGGCAGGCCGGTGCCGACCGTCCATTGCCTCTCCATTCCTTCCAATTGTCCCGCCATCAGTGGTTGCACCGTATCAATCGCTCCGTTGATTTGTTCTGGTGATTTAATTTGCGAAAAGATCGCGCCGGCTGCATCACGCTCATGCGAGGAGCCGGCCCCCGCCACACCAAGAGCTTTGACGATTTCGGGTCCGACAATCTGAGCCGCAGCGGCAATATTAGTCGGGGCTGGTTTACCTGTTTGCGTTGCTATCCATTGCATCAACTGATTAGCCTTTTGTATATTGCCGTTTTTCAACGCATCGCCCAACTCTCTCATTGTTTCAAGGTGATCGACCACGACACCAAGGGAGCGGGTCGTTCGGCCATTCGCACCTGACATAAAATTATTGATGGCCGGCTGCGCCGCTCTATACAACTGCCAATCTTTCGCTCGTTCTTCCGGCGTCTTGCCTTCGTCTCTCATAAGTTCGGTTGCGCGTTTCTGAATTGCTCCGCTTATCATTCCCGCGTATTGGCGCGTCCCGAGATTCGTCGGCATCTTTCCGGTCTTGTTGAATGTTCTCGCCGCCGCGTCGAGCGTATCCTTATCCCATCCGAGATTGTTCATTGCGCGGCTGATGCCGCTTTCCGGTGGCGTGCCCTGTGTCGGCTGAACTCCTGTCGTCGGCGCATCTGTCGCGCCGCCCTCTGGGGTTAGCGCCGCTACTTGCGTCGGCGGCTGCAATCCTGCACCAGGGCCGGGAGCGGCTGGACTTGTATCAATCCCGGTTTTGTGCAGTTCCATCAACTGCTTGACGGTCGCCTGCTGTGCCGGCGGCAGCTTGGCAAATTCCTCCGGGTGGTTCATCCAATACGCGGCCGACTGTTTTGCTTTTACCGCTTGTTCCTCACGCTTCTCTTGCAGCTTGGCCGCCGCCTCTGCGGCTTTTTGCGTGTACTCGAAATTCTTCTCGTAAATCTGCGCAACTAGCGTGTAATTCTTCGCCGCCGCCGCGTCGTACATGATCTGGTCGTGGTACTGCGCCGAGATCAGCTGGATTTGGCTCATTTGCTCGTCGATGTTCATCTTCCGATCGGCAAGCGCGAGGCGGTATTTTTCCATCACTTGCCGGTTGTTCTCGACCGCCGCCTTGGTGTTTTGCTCCCATTCCTTCGCGGCGTTCTCATAAGCCTGCAGGTTGCCGCTCTGCCAACCCTTGAGCGCGCCGGCAAAGGCGCTGAGCGCGGCGCCGCCCGGTGCCCGCGTGAAGCGACCCGCCACCGCGCCGAGCACGGCCATCGCGGACGCAAAGGCCATGGCGTCCTTTTGGTATTCCTTCGCATCAGGTGCGGGCGGCGGCTTCTGCGGTTCCGGCGGTTGCGGCATCGGCGTGGCGTTGATGCTGGCGAGCGCCGACATAGGTTTAAGCATCGCGGCGTTGCGTTGCTCGAGCGCCGCGGCGTCGGCCTGCTGAACGCCCTCCATCTGCTGCCCGTGTCGTTCCAAGTGCGGCGGGAGGGAAGGCGGCCCGCTAGGTGGCGTCGGCGTGGGTTGAGAAATGTCTGTCATAGCACGAACGGCAGCGCCTTGGCCGCCAACCCGAACATCTGCCCAATTGCTGAGAACGAATCGGTCAGTGATTTGCTGTAAGCTTGGTCAAGTTTTAGTTGTGCTTCGCCTGCCGCAATGAGTGCTTGGTTGGCGGCACCCTCGAATTGCAAGCCTTGCCCCGTCAGAGACGCGCCGCCGCTGATCTGGCCTAGACCGAGTTGGATGGTCGTGCGGATTTGCTCCTGTGCCATCGCGTTGATTCGTTCGTCGATGTTGCCGGTGGTTTGGATAAATGCCGTGTCCTGATCCGGGTTGCGGCCCATCGCGGCGTATTCCTGCCGTGCTTTGTTGGTCAGCCCGGTGCCGAATATATTCAGTTGCGACTGCTGTGCGGGGGTGAGCTCGCCACGCTGGGCCATCCGCAGGGCCTCGGTGCCTTGTCCGATCAGCGCTTGCCCCTCGCCTTCCAACAATCGCCCTTCACCTCGCAGACCTGGGACAGAGCTGGTCAAGTCTTGAAATTGCGGCCCCAATGTTCCCGGCCCGCGCGCCAGCATGACGCCGAGGCCCGCGCCGCCGAGCGCGAGCGGTCCAAGCGCGGCCCAATTGAAACCGCCGCCACTCGATCCGCCACCACTCGTGCCGCCGAGTTCGGCCTCGCCTGGATTGGCCCCACCCGCCTCGATCGGGTTGCCTAACACATCGATCATGTCAACCATGACCGTTCCTCACACGTTGGGCTTGCCGAACTGCGAGCCGATGCCAGCAGCCGGCGCGGCTATTTGATCGCCGGTCGGTTGAGCGAGGCCGGCGCCGGGCGCCAGCGCGCCAGCGCTCAGCGGGCTTGGAGCTCCAAGGGAGGGTGTCAGTGCCGCTGGTGGTAAGCCACCAGCGGGAGGCGTGCCACCCGTAGGCATGGTTTCGGGACCTGGCAGGCTTAGTGCCGGACCGGCGTTCTGTGTGGCATCAGACGACGGCGCGAAATTGGCGCCGAACAAGCCACCTTGCGGGTCCATGCCTTCCATCGGAAAGGCGGGAAGTCCGAACGTCTGCTCAAAATTTCCGAACATCAGATCATCCCCAATGCTTGCCGGATCACGGCATGTTCGTCGCGATGGTAACCCATCCAATTCGCAAGGTCATTAGCGTCGTCCAAATTGACCGCCGATAGATCGGTCCCGGTGATCCCGAGCGCCGCGCGCAACAGCGTATGTGAGACGGCGTGCGACTGAACCATGGAGCGGCGGTATTGCCCTGCCGTGAGCAGCGACAGTAAATCGAAATTCGGGATCAGAATCGGCGGCGTCAGCCCCGCAAGCGTCGTCACAAATTGCAAATGCTCACGCGCATGGCCCACGTCCCACATGCCGTAACCGGCAAGATCGCCGAACGTCACTTGATCGGGCTGGAACTGCGGCATTGTGTCATGTCCAGAGAGAGGTTTCTTGATACGACAGGGCCATGTTAGTTAGTGTGAATCCAAGTTGCGTTCCGGTCATCGTCATTCCCAGATATTTTCCTGATCCCCCAATGCCCGACGCGCCGCCGATCGTTTGGAAACCGGCCACCAAATTATAACTCTTGCTGGTGGAGCCGTTTTCGGTATCGTATGTCACCGTTACGCTGCCGGTGCCGGATGCGAGCGTTACCGCAATGCCGCCAGCATCAATTTTTTTCCGTTGCACCGCATTGCCATGATGCGTCAGAGAGCTTTGCACCTTGAACGTCACGGCCTTGGTCGGATCGCCCAAGATTTGGGTGATATCGCTGCCTACTGCTTGGCCGCCGGATTTCAAAACGGAACTGGAAAATGTCTCGATCTGTCCGCTTGCCAGCGTCGAGACGGTGGCAATCGCAGCAATCGAATTGCCTTGATTAATCACGAACCATTTCTTGCCGTTGAACGTCAGCAGGATCGTTCGCGAGCTCGCCAGCGGGTCTTTGTAGACAACCAAAAACATGATGTTGTGGATGTTGTTGATGTCGGCGAGTGCGGCCTGCGGCGATTGGCTGAAATCGATCAGTTTGAAAATGCCGTCCAGGTCGTCGCTGATCTTCTGCACGCTCGATCCGAACACCGCATAGACGCCGTTGGTGTTGGCAAACATGAACACGCGGTTGAACGAGCCGCACGAGCGCGGATAGATCGTGCCCTGATCGGACGACAGGGTAAGAATGGTGAATAGCGTCACATTGCCGGCGGCGTTGAGCGAGATGTTCCCGATCTGCTTGACCGACTGATCGCCCATGATGAAAAGATAGTTGTTGAAGTTGCGCAACGCCGTTATCGAATGCACCAAGTCGGCGTCGGAAATCGTGAGCGAGCCGGACGCAAAGGCCGGATTGAAATCCGCAAATCCGATCGTCGAGGTGTATTGCAGCAATTGCCCCCCGCCAAGCCACACCCGGCCCTGAAACACCGCGATCGTGGTTCCCTTCGGCACAAACGGCCATATAATTCCTGCTGCCGCCGCCCCGCTGCCGGTCCCGATGATGACGCTAGGCGTAGCGGTGTAGCCCGCACCCACGGTGTCGAGCACGAGAGAAATGACCGACCCGGCCGCGATCGTGGCGTGTGCTGTAGCTGGTGTAGTCGCGCCACCTCCGCTGATCGTCACGGTGGGCGGGGCAATATATCCACCGCCACTGGCATCAAGCACGATGCTCGCCACCGTCTCGGTTCCTAAAAACACGTTGAACGACGGCGCCGCCCCGCCGGTGGTCGATAGGGTACAGGTCGGCGTTGACGTGTAAGAACCTCCGGCCGTTAGATTTACGCTACTGACCGTGTTGAGGCCAAAGCCTCCACCAGGAACCACCGTGGCGGTTCCCGACGCCCCGGCGCCGCCGCCCCCGGAAAAGGTCAACGCATATGTTCCTGGAGCAGGCGTCACGAATCCGCCGGGGTTGGCGATGGTAACGGCGGCGACAGGAAACCCGGACATGGTGACGTGACCCGCCGCGCCCGCGCCGACGCCGGTTCCGAAAGAGACGGTGATCGAATCCCCGACTTTATAGCCTACACCTGGGTTGGTGAGATTGACGGCGACCACGCTGCCGCCGGACAAAACTGCAACCGCAGTCGCGCCGGTGCCGGAACCGCCAGAGATTGTCACGGGCGGCGGCGATGAATATCCGCTCCCGCCTGCGGACACACCGAAAAACGGCGCCACGCCTCCCTGCTTTACAAACACCGTTCCGTCCCAGGTGCAATAGCCCGCGACCGAATCGTTAATCACGACGCGGCTGGCTTGCCACGTCGTCAGATCCGGTGCGCCGCTAAACGTGCCGTCAGGCGCAAACTGATTAGCCACGCCGGTTGCGATGTTGATACCGAAGGCGGCGCCCGATGTGGTGAACGCGATCAAATAATCCACGCTGCCGATCGCAGCATAGAACATTGACAAGACGACTTTGCCGATATTCGCGATGAGCGGGGCGAGCGGCCCCGGCACCGTGGTCAGATTGTTGGGCGCGATCGGCTGCAGGTTTTCGAGCCACGCCAGTTCTTTTTCACTGAGCGCCTGCCGGACGCTCTGGGTGTTCATCTTCTCGAAGTTCTCGAAGACGATGAACTTTTGGGCGGCTCGTTGGGCTGCGCCTGGCGCTGGCATCGGTCAATCCTTTATGTAGCCCTTGCCGTGGCGCAATTCCCTGATGTCATTCTCAATCCTCAGAATGCGATTATCCTGAACGGCGACTCGCGTGAGCACTTCGGTCAATTGCTTGAATGCCTCGTTCAGCGCATCCTGCCGTAGTTGTATTATTTTCATGTCGTGACGGATGATGCGTATATCTGCCTTCATCATTGCAATGAAAATCACCGCGCCCAAAATGTACGCTACTACTTGCGCAATCTGCAGGGCGCTCGAGAGATCCATCGCAGCTACCTCGACACGCGGCGCTGGAACGTCCGATGGTACGGATTCGGGATGCGCGTGCCGCCCGCACCGATGATGATCTTGGGCACGCGCGACGAATAGATTTTGAAATAATGGTCCGCCTGATCGAAGTTTTGCAGCTTCGACAGGCACAGCATTGCCGCGTAGTATTGCACCGCGTCCGACCACGGCGGAATGACTTGGGTATCGTTTTCTCCGGGATTGACCAGCGGCAGCGGCAACGCGAGCACGTCCCATTCCGACACATACGCCTGATCGGGCGGCGGCTGAATGAGCACCACGCCGGATTGCTCGTGGATGGTCCAGATCAGCGCGCGCTGATTGAACGTGAGCAGCGAGCGCATGTATGCCTGGAACAGCGTGAAGCCGCGGAACTTGAGCATGTAGCGCTGGTTGCCCCAGATGTAGGAAATCGAGATCACGTTGAACACGTTGTTGAACATGATCGCGGTGGCGGTCGCGCCGGTCCCGCCCCCGGTGTCAGCAATGGTGACAGCGGGAGGGCCGGCGGGGGGTCCGGGCGGGACGACGGCGCTCGGCAACGCCGGCACATAGCCCTGCCCCCACGCGGTCATGTTGATTGCTGTGATGACGCCGCTGGTGATGACCGGGACGCCGGTCGCGCGCACGCTGCCCGTAGGTCCGGCCGCAAAGGTCACCGTCGTTGCCGCGGTGTAGCCGGACCCTCCCGCTGTCACATTGGCGCCGACCACTTGGCCGTTGTTGCCGTTGGCACCGAGCAGCGGATAGGCTTCCGTGTTCTGGATCACGGAAACCGGGCTGTAGACCGTGGAAAATGGCGCGTTGGTGGGCGGCGCGATGTAGAGCGCCCGCACGCAATGGAAGTCGAGCGCGACGGCGGTACGCGCGTTGTTGATCGCGTTGGTTAGTTCCGATTGGCTGAAATCGGCGTTGGTCTGGTCATGGACCAGGAATTGAACCTGCGTGATATAGTCCGAGAGCAGCATTCATCACGACGATCTGACCTTGGCGGGTTTCAGCGACGGCAATTCGTCATCCCCGATTGCGGGCGGCTGCGGATCGGCCGGGATCGGCGCGTCGGGATCGGGCTTTTCCTCGACCATCTTGTAGACGACGGACTGGACATCGATCTTCGCAAACAGCCGCTCGGCGAGCGTCTTTCCCGTCTCGTCACGCACCAGATGCGCGGGCGTATTCCAGCCCTGCCGCTTGCAGACATGCCTGAACATCACATCGGCCGGAACGCCGTAGGCGTAGCCGAAGAAATGCGCGGCCATGTCGAGCGGCAGATTCTCCGACTTGCCGGGCAGGATGGTGACCGGCACGCCGTCGTGGCGATCGTTGAACGGTACGTCGAGATGGTTGGTCACCCGCACGTAATGAATGCGGAACTTCTCGGCGGCCCCGGCTTCCATCGGCTCCATGCTCACGACTCCAGGATGGTCAGAATGCCGCCCGCTGCGCCCGCGATGCCGTTCCAGGCGCAAGTGCAGTTCAGGTTGTCGATGATGAACTTGTCGCCGGGTTGCATGGTGATCGACCCGGCGCCGTTGATGACCGCGACCGAGGCGGCAAAGCCGGTGTAGACGCCAAACACACCGGAATTGAGCGCCACGGGGCAGATCGCAATCGCAATGCCGACCGAGGCATTGACGAAGATCAGCCCCGTGCGCGACGGGTTGGACGGCAGGACCGGCCCCGAGGTCACGTTGACCGTAGTGCCCCAAGCAACCGGAAGCAAAGCGCCTGTAGCCATCGGAGCGCGTCCTTACGTCAGAGCGGCCATTCCGCCCAAATCAGCGTTTGGTTGCAGGCCGCCGTCTGCGCGGCAAATGCCGCAACCGTGGCGATCGTGCCGGGACCGAGGACTGTGGTGCCGTTGAAGTCGTAGTTGAACGGCCCTTGTTGATTGCTCGTCACGGCGCCGGGGGCCCAGAGCATCGGCCCCTGCCACATATTCGTGGCCATGGTGTTGACCAGCGTCGCGGCCGAATACATGCCCGCCTTGTTGCTTGCGACGGGCGCCACGCTGGCGCCGCCCCAGAGTGCCGGACGCACGGCAAGTGCGGTCAATGTGCCTGGCACCGCATTGGCGCCACCGACTGCCGTCTGAATCCAGAGCGCGATCGACCCGACCACAAAGACGGTGGTCGTGTTGGCCCACGAATACCGGACGAGTTCGCAGTTGACGCCCGAACCAAGCGGGTTCCAGATCGTGAACGTGGAAACGAGGTTGGTGGCTTGGACCGGGATCACCGTGCCGGCGACAAGGGTACTCGATATGAACAGGTTGCCGTAATAGGCCGCCGAGTAGAAATCACCGTGCAGCTTGGTGTTGATGAGTTCTCCCTGCTTGCCTTGCGGTGCGGCCACGTTACCGCTTTGCGACGTGGCACTGGTTCCAGAGGTGACCTGGCCAAACATAACGGGCATCTTACTTCTCCGTAGTTACCGGCCGAGACGCGCCGGATCAATTGCCGGGGATAACCGGCGGGACGATGCCAAGCTCGAAAGCTTGGTCGTTGCGAATGATGCGCAGCTCGTCTTGCTGAGAGCCGGGCGCTTGTTGCTGCAAAAGGCTCGAGATCACGCGAAGCTCAACCGTTTGGAGCGTGTCAGCGCCTTGACCGGCGAGAGCGGCGCTGCCGCCGGGGACATAACTGGTCATTGGGTTTCCTTCACGATGGGCTCGAATACGACACCGCCACTGCCGCCGGCCGGGTTAGTCGCTTCCTGAGTCGATTGTCCGGCATTCATGGCGGCATCCAACGCGGCGAGAAACACATGGGCCTGCAACTCATGCCCCGACCCGCCGAATTCCGAGCCCCTTTGATTGGCTTCCCGGATTGCGGCCAGCACGGCGTTGTAGCGGCTGTCATCCATCATCACTGCACCCGCGGCTGGAGGATCGATGTGTCATTGATGCCGCCGACGACGGCCGTCCCGGTGGCCTGCGTCGCCGCGATGGCCGATGTATTGATCACGGCCACGGTCGGAACCTTTTGCAGGCCGAACCCGGCATCTTCGATGACGAAGGTCGCGACCGCACCGCCGGTCACCGTGGTCACGCCGCGGGCCGGGCGGGGCAGGAATACACCGTTGTTGGTGGATGCCGCGACCAAGCCAAGCGAGCTCTCCCAAATCGGCGTCGCGCCCGATCCATAACCCGTGCCGCCCGCGCCGAGCGTGACGCCGGTGACCGAAAACGACATGATCGCGGTAGCCGCCACGCCACCGGCCAATCCGCCGCCGGTGATCGACACTGTGGGAATGGTGGTCCCGGTATAGCCCGTGCCGTAATTGACCACGACGATGCCGGTGAGCGTGCCCGATCCGGTGAGCGCGTTCGGCGTCAGTTGTGCGCCGGTCGCGCCGGTGTTCTGATTGCCGGGGACGGCATTGCCGGGGAACACGAGGCCGGGCGCGGGCGAAGCGCCAGCCGCGAACGAGCCGGACGCGCCGCCGGCATAGAGCCCGAATTGCGGGATGATCCAGAAATTCGGCGACGCGGCATAGCCGGCGCCGACGTTGATCATGGTGATGGCCGTGATCGCACCGGCCGCGCTGATCGTGGCAACCGCGGTGGCCTGCACGCCGCCGGGGGGCGGCGGATCGATCACGATCAGCGGCGGCACCAGGAAGCCCGACCCGCCGGCCGCGATGGTCGGCGCCTGCACCGAGCCGCCGACGATCGGATAGGCGGTCGCGGTGACACCCGCGGCCGGGCCGGTGAACACCACCGTCGCGCCGGTCGCCGTCGCGCCGATGCCGTTGGTGCCGCCAGATCCCGCATTGGTGATAGAGGCTCCCGTCACCACGCCGGACAGGTTGATCAGGCGGTAATTGAAACCATCGCTGGAAACCAACTGGCTTTGCACGGTCGGTTCCTGCACCCCGCGCCAAACCTGGTCGATCGGATCAAACCATTGCAGGCAAGTGACCGTCCCGGTGTTGCACACCCACTCGCCGGCCGGCAGATAGAACGTGCCGCCAGGCGGCAACGTGATGACGCCGCCACCCTCGGATACCTGAGCGGTCGGGAACGGAAATGCGCCGCCGATGCGAGCCATGGTCGGGCCTCAGATGTTCAGGAAAGCCAAGCCGTCGAACTTGCCGTGGGCCTTGCACTTCACGTCGACAAGCTCGAGGAGCGACAGAATCGCGCCGATGTAACCGAGCTGGTTGTTCGGCAGCGTCGATTCAAATCCGGTGAAGCTGAATGCCGCCCGCTCATGCAGGTAGAGCGACAGGTAATTGGTGTTGATCAGGTAGAGCACGCCCTCCGGGCAGTACGGATCGGCGTAGAACGGCACGCCGGCCACGTCGAGCGCGCGGAACAGCGCCTCGGCTTTCTTGTCGGCGCCGAACGCATTGCCCGGCGTGATGTTGTAGCGTTCCTGCGACGTGAAATCCTGCGCCAGCAACGTCCAGGTGCCGAATCCCATGATGCCGATGGTCGGCATCTCGCCGGTAGTCTTGGACACCTGCGAGATGAATTGCAGCATCAGGTTGCGGGTCGGCGTGACGGCGCCGCCGCCGTGGACGTAGGTCGATTTCCAGAACGGGTTGGCGGTGCGCGACACGCCGCCGTAGCTGACTGCAAACGTTCCGTCGTCGATGGCGGCCGGCAGACCGATCATCTGCTGATTGTTGGCGACGTTGTTGTAAAGCGCCGTTGCAAACGTATCGATAGTGACGTTGGTCGAATCGTTCATGCGCGCCTCGATCAGCGGCACGACCGAATAATCGAGTTGCACCAGCCCCTCCATGCCGAGGAACGGAATCGTCGAGATGAAGGCTTTCAGGTTGAACTCGGCGTTCTGGATACCGGGCTGGACGCCGGGCTGCTGGAACGAGCCGGAATAATCGACCCACTGGCCGGACACCATGGGCGTGCCTTGCAGCGGCGCCGTGATCGGCGAGAGGCCGCCGGATGCGACTTGTGCCGATGACAGCAGCGCCGCCATCAACGGCGCTGATTTCCACAGTTGCACGTACACGCGCGGCATGAAGGCGCGGCGCACGACAGCCGATAGCTCACTTGCGATGGCGCCGGAGGCCGGAACGATTCCACTGCCAAATTGCGGCATAACAGCCCCCTATCAGCGCTTGCGCATGAACTCGGTGATGACGGTGTGGGCGGCGTCGCGGCTGGCCTTGACCGGATCGGCGCCGAACTTGCTCCACTCCGGGAATTCCCAGGTCGAGCCGTGCTGTACGGGCGGTTCGTTTCCGGGGGTGGGATCGATCGGCGGCAGGGTCGCGGCGTAGAGCGTGGCGCCGTCGTCGTAATCGGTGATGCCCTTGCTTTGCATCAACGCCTCGATCTTCTTGATATCGTCCTCGGCATATTTGCGGCCCGAACCGTCGGGGCCGCCGGTGAGCAGCGCGGCGCGACGTTCGTTCATGCGCGCGACAATGGCGTCTTGCTGGCGCTTCAATTCTTTCTCTTCCTGATCGCGCGTGAACTTCTCGAACCTGTCCTCGACCTCCACATCCGAGAACGCTGCGGCGTGCGGCGATTCCGGCTTGGCTTTCTTGATCGCCGCCGCAATCGTCTTACGGGTTTCCTTGTTGTGGGTCAGTTCGTGCAACAGGTCGCCGAGCTCGGCGGCTGTTGCCATCGGGAGTCCGCGCTTGCTGAGTTGCGTGTCGGTCATGGCGCGTCACCGGATCAGATCGGCTTGCCCTTCTGTGCGGTCGGGCCGCCGCGTTCCAAGGTCATGCCGCCGGTCTTGTTGCGCTGGCCGGTCGGGTCGGTGAGCTTCGATGGTCCCGTGAAGCCACCGAGGTTGGTATAGGTCGGCGGGTTGCGGAAGATGCCATCTTCCATCGTGCGCTTGCCGAGATTTCCCGTGCGCACTTTAGGGCGAAGAAAGTCTGTCATGCTGGTGGTCCTCCGGGTGGAGCGCCGGCATCCATGCCGGGCGGTGGTGTGTTGTTGGAAGTCAGGCCAGGCGGCGGGGCCGCGCTAAGCGGCCCCTGCTTGGCGGCCTGCGCCATGGTGGCAAGGCCCGCCGGCACCATGTTGGAGCCTTCCGCCTTGCCGAAGATCGGATTGAGCGAGGAGATTGCGCGTAGCAGCGCTTGCTGTTCCTTCGATCCCGCCTCGAATGCCATGCTGGCAACGAGCAGCGCGGGAATGACCGCCTTCACCTGTTGCGTGGCCGCCGCCTTGTTACCGGCGCCGCCACCGGGCGAGAGCATCGGCGAGCCGCCCGGACCGCCGGGGCCGCCGATCGGTGACTTCGGCACAACGGGAGGCGCGGCGGAAGCCCCAGGAGGTCCCGGCGGTGGCGCGAGCGGCGAAGTGGGATCGGGCATAGACGCTACGGATTTTCATACCGCTGCATTCTAGCCCGCCGACTTGATACCCCCATTGCCCGCTTGCCGTCAAGTTTACCAAAACAAACACCCCCGCGTATTGCCCACGCGGGGGTGCCTGTGTGGTGTGACGCTGGGCTAGCGAAAACTCGTCACACCTTTACTTCCGGCGTCCACGACGCCGGCCGCGCTTGTGTCGACGCTTCGCCATGACGGGCCTCCTTTCCTGGTTTGGATTGGCGGGCGCTACCGTGTACGACGGCCGCCCATGATCTTGCCCTTACAGAACTGAGATTATCCGGGCGCCGCGCCCGCGGCAAGTCCGTTGCTTCGCTTACCGCGCGGATGCGGTTCCGCGATACCCATCTGTGCGCGCATTGCCGCCGCCTTGGCCTGTTTCTTCTGCCGCGTGCGCAGCGCGTGAATCAAATTGTCCCGGTTCGGCGGATTGAGCATACGGATGAAACCCTCCTGGTCGATTGCCTGCGCCTTGTACAGCGCCCCCGCCATTTCCTTGGTGTCGTCGGCGAACAGAGGCGAGTGCGAATGACCGGCAACACGCAACGCGTATTCGCCGACCATGTTGTGATAGTAGAACGGGTTGCCGGGCTTGCCGTCTTCCTGCGGATCGGGCGTGATCGGCTCGGCGTTGTTTCTCATATTGAGCTTGAACGCGAGGTCACCCATGCGAACTAACGGAGCCTCGAGACGAATGGCGGCTTTCTTGATGCGCCCCGAGCCGGTGGTGGCCAATTGCTTGGCGTGCCCACGGCTTCGCACGCCGGCCTCGCCCTTGCCTTCGATGGTTTCGGTCAGCCCGGACGCTTCGATGAACAGCTTTCCGATCGACATATAGTCCGCGAAGATGTCGTCTGGCATTTCGGGGTAGAGTTCCTTGATCGACGCTTGCGGGAGCTGGTCCATAACCCAGGTGTCGGCGCCGCCGAACGCTTCCATCTTCTCGTCCGACAATCCCATGAACCCAGAGCCGACGCGCGGCGGATACGCCTGCCGATCGAGTATGTCGTGGATTTGCCGCAGCCGCTCGTTCGACCATTCCTGCAGCGGGATCAGCGATTCGATGTGCGCCTTGCCCCAAAAATATTCATAGATGTTATACGGCCGCACCTGAATGAACGGGTGCTCGCGCGGGAAGAACGGATTGCATTCGGTATTGTAGAACGGCTCTTGTTGCGCTTTCTGCGGCTTGAATCCGCCGGCCCGCTTTAGCACGTCGATGGTCTTTTTGCTGTCGGCAATGATGATGTCAGGATCGACGACCCAGAACACGCGGTAATCGTTGCAGGCGTCGTCCCAGACATAAAGCTCATGGAACACCACCAACGGCCGATCGACTTTGGCGTGATAGGACGGCCGCGCGATGTAGGACGGGTTGACCGATCCGGTGACGTTGCCGCTCAGGTTCTCGCCCGAGGTGGAGGCGATGATCATGCGCGTGATCAGTTCGGGAAACGGCGACTCGAACGGCGTGTTAACGACATTCAGCTCCGGGATCTTGTCGGACAGGCCGGCGCGGATGAGCCGCTGGCAGGCGTTGTCATAGTCGATGTGATAGCTGTGGACGAAAGCGGGCTGCGATTCCAGCTCGGTGATCTCCTCGCTGAACACGCCGAATTTCCACGGCTCAATCAGGTTGCACGTAGCGTCCTGATGCGCGTCGGACCATCCCATTTTCAGGATCATGGTGTCGAAGATCAGCGCGCCGATGATGGCGTCGCCGAAGAAATCGAACAGCCCGGCGTCGCGGAAATCGTTGTTGAAGCTGTCTTCCGCCGCCATGAACTGCTTGACCAGCGCGTCCTCGGAATTGAGCGCCGCGCTCAATGAAAACTGCGCATGGTCGGACGAGTAGAGGAACGACGCCACCAGATCGAGGTGCGATTCGATCCGGTTGTAGATGATGTCCTGGTCCGCCGCGGTGCCGAACAGGAAGAATTGCCGGCGGCGGTCGTAGAGGTCTTTGCGGTCTTTCTTGGAATTGAGGCAAATGTCGATGATCCAGCGCACGTGCTCAGCAAGCCTGGTAGGACCATTGGGGATGATCATGGCGTTTTCCAATTTGGTCCGGTCGTGGTGATAGTTACCTTTTGATCAAGTCCCTTTCGGACTAGTAGCTCTTGGGCAACTCGCACAGCTTCCGCGAGCGCCACACAGACGATATCCTTGATTATTTCGTCGTGACTCATGTTCCCGGCATGGACGAACAGTCGCAAGCTTTCTTCAACATACCGTTGCCCACACAAGGCATCATATTGCCCAGCACTCATTCCGGCTGGCCTTGGCGGCCGTCCTCGCTTGGCGGGATCGTTGGGGATGATCATGATCTGAACATTCGCCACGCACCAAAAACTGCCTCACGTCGAGACAATCCAGCAGCGCGCCAGCCTACATAGCTGTTATAAAATCGCAGATACCATGGACGGCGGCGCAAAATCATGGCCTTGGCCTATGCGTGGCTTCAACGGCGGTATTGCTGCGCACATTGGGAAACACGCCGGACGGTGCGAGCTTGTTGCCGATGCCCACCTTGGCCTTGAAATCGACGCGGCTGGTGGTCGGCACGCACACCGCGCCATTGGCCGGATTGACGGGGGCGGTGAAGCCGGGCGCGAAGGTATGGACGGGTCCGGGCGCCGAATCGGGGGCAGCGGGCGGGCGTTTGGCGGCTTCGCCGCGGCGGGCCGACGCCATGTCGTTCATGCGGAACACGTCGGCGAGCGCGCGCAATTCGGCATCGCACGACTTGGCGGTGCCGGCGAGATGGCCGCCGCCCGGTATCCACTCGACGCGCACGCAGCGGCAGGCCGGACATTCGGGGTTTGCTTCCCAAGCGTCGAAGCTCTTGCCGCAACGGCCATTCATGCACCGCCAAGTGCGGATGATCTCGGCCATGGCGGAAAATAGTGGCTCTGGGGTGTGCGCGTCAACTACGGTGGAAACTTGGGAGCGTAATTCGGAATCGAGATTTGGTCAGAGGAACTCAAGCCAGAAAACGCTAGACAAATGCCGAAACGTCCCTTTGCGACGAACTTACGCCCATCTGGTGTTTGAACGACTTGAAAATAAGTTTCGGACCGCTCAATTTCATTGAGGTCTAGGTCCGACACCTTCGGCAAAAAACGGTCCTGCTTGCTTGTCATCTCTCGCCTCTCAGAGCGAAATTCCCGCCATCGGCAGCACCTTGAAAAAGATCACGTAGAGCGCGACCAGGAAAATGATGACTTGCACAATCTGAGTGATAAGCGGGTCGGGCGAAAACCGCACCGCGATCAGCCACGCCACGATCAGTACCGCGACGATGACGATGATCTGGAAAAATCCTTGTCCGTGCATGGGCGTCGTCCCTATGGCGCAACCGTGATATTCATCCGTTTCAGGTAAGAAGTGATAACCCGCTCGATCGGTTCCGTGCCGCCCTTCTCCTCGATCCGGGCCGCGTTGGCAAGCGACATGCCGATGCCTTTCACGCGCGGCTGAACCCAGGTGTTCCACGCTTGGTAGGCCAGCGCCGCCCCCATCACGCGGTCGTCCTTGCTGCGCCCCTCGGCGCCGATGTGGCCGGCGTCGTTGACGATGCGCCGGCACTCCTCGAGCAGCGGCACCGAGCGCGGGATCATGCGGCCCAGCTCGATACCGTTCTTCATCTGGTTCATGGCGCGGCGCTTCAATTCCTCCGTCGATTTCCAGTGGTACAGCAATTCCCCGCCGCCCGGATTGTCCATGCGCCGGTAGAAATAATGCCGCATGTGGGCGAGGATGTTGCGGATATCCGGGCTCTCGTCATTGGGACGGATTTCGCTCGCCAGGCGGCGGACTTTTTCCAATTCGTCGAACACCGCCTGTCCCGGCCCGTTCATTTCCAGGATCGGCATCAGGAAGGTCAGGCCATAGAAGCCGGCGAGATGGGCGAGCACCCACGCGCATTGATAGGTGGATGGATTGCTGGAGGCGTATTCGGCGACCTGCACCATACAGTCCGAGTAGCAGCGCCAGATCGATATAACCGAGCGGTCGGCGTCGTCGCTGGTGCCGTAGGCCGGATCACAGCCGAGCGCGTAATAGCCGAACCGGCTGGGCGGCTCCCATATCCGCAACTCGGCGCGCGGGTCCTTGACCTGGACAACGTGCGTCTCCTCGAATTTCATGCCGAGCTTGTAGCGGAACGTCTGGAATGCGTGTTTCTTGGCCACCCGCAGGCATTCCGTCATCGCCTCGACGGTGAAGAACTTGGAGCCGGTGGCCTGGAACGCATCCGATTCGGTCCACGGATATTCCTGGTCCATCATCGACTGGTCGTTGTCCTTCTCGGCCGCCAAGTGCCAGCGATACCATGCGATCTGCTGCAGCGAGATTTCAAATTGATACTGCTCGCGCACCTCGCGCACGCGCTTGCGCTCCAGCGGCGACAGCGCCGACTTGATGCCGTCCGGCATGTAGTGCGCAAAGAACGGATGGCTTACCGGGATCTGGTTGCGCTCGTCCCGCCACCAGCCGATGAAGATCGCGCATTTCGTCGGGTCGGTTTTCGTGACCTCCCACATGTCCCAAAAGTGATTAAAGCCGTTGGCGGTGGTTTCGTAGATTTGAAGACGATGCGGATATAGCGATGATGTTTGTGAGCGAAACTCGGCGAGATCGTCTCCGTTGCCATAGAAAGCGCATTCCGTTGCGTGGACGAAATTAGCTGCTCCACCTCGTCCCAGACCCCCTTTGCGAATTTCCGAAGTACCGGCGATGAGATATCGAAACTTCGAGGAGTTTTTGAGGATGAGTAGGTTACGGTTATGTCGGACATAACTGATACGATACTTGGTCGGCGTTTCCGCAAAAAATACCTCGACAGTCGCCCGGAAATCATCTCTCGCCTCCTCCTTGTGGGTGATGAACACGCCGAGCAGCCCGCGGTGCTCGAATGCCCAGAACATATCAAGCGCTAGGAAGAAGGACGATATTCCTAGCTGGCGGGCCTTGAGGATCACGAACGTCGTGATGCCGCGCGCCAGCCCGTCCACGATCTCGTTGAGCAGGTAGCGCTGCGAGCCGAGCAGCTTGAACGGAACCAGGCCGAAGTCCTTGCTTTGCACCTTGAGCTTGGACAGGAATTTCAGGAACCGCTCGGTCGGGAACGGCGCGACGCCGACATATTCGAGCTTGAAGGCGTCGGCGTTTTCCTCGAGGCGGAAGTCGGTCATGCGCGTAACGGAATAAGTTCAGGCGGACGGAATGGTGGGAAGATGTGCCGCTCCAATTGCGCAATCCGCGTGCCGTCTTCCATTTCATCAACACATGTCAAATCGACTTGGCCAATACCGACAGGCGAATCCAGGGAAAGCGTGAACGTATCCTGCGAGCGTAAAAACAAACTATAATATGGGTGGCCCAGCCAATGCAGAAATGAGCGCGTGTTCAATACGGCGTGATAAAAAGTCTGACCGCGCGTCTGTAATTCCAGGGTTGCCGCTGCGTCCGGTCCCATATAGGGCAAAAATCCGGCCGTTAATTCCTGAATCTCCCGGAAGCGATAGCGCGCCACCGCTTGTACTGGCGTTGCTCGCGGAAGCAATAGATTTGGGACATCAAACGCGGCCGTCGCTAGTGCGGCGCTTGATCCGAATACAAACGAACGGCGGGTCAACTCAGTCATTGCGGCCTTGGCGTGCTGCAATTCGGACAGTAGGCCCAATCATCTTGAAGGCCATAGCTACACTCGCTGCACTGGAGGCGCCGCAGATGCGACGCGCAGATATATTTCTTGTTTGCCAACGCGCCGTCATAATCATCAAAAGGGTTGATCGGTGACATTATCAACATGTCGCCTTCGTTGTAGCCAACGAGATAAAGTATCTCGCCATCAACATCAATTGTGGTCTCAAGTGGAAATTCTGCTGCCAGTTTGCGCACACATTCGGGCCTTGTGGACAACCAGTCGTCCCAGAGACTCATGCCGCCACCTTCGGATGTTTGCGCGGCCGTCCCCCGATTCTCCCTCTTGCCCGCGCCGCCGCCAGCCCGGCCAAGGTGCGCTCCCGGATCACGCTGCGCTCGAACTCGGCGAACGCCCCCATGATGTGAAACATCAGCGAGCCGGCCGCCGTCGTGGTGTCGATCGAGTCGTTGAGCGACTTGAAGCCGATGCCGCGGGTCTTAAGCTCGTTCACGATCTCGATCAGATGCACCAGCGAGCGGCCGGCGCGATCGAGCTTCCACACCACGAACACATCACCCGCGCGGCAATAGGCCAGCGCCTTCGCCAGCGCCACCCGCGCCCGGTCGCCGCCGCTGGCGTGCTCGGTGAAGATCTTGTCGCAGCCAGCGCCGCGCAGCGCATCGGTCTGCAGGTCGAGGTTCTGATCCTGCGTGGAGCAGCGCGCATAGCCGATCTGGGTCATGACAGCGCCGCCTGCAGTGCGCGGCGCATTGCATCGCGATAGGACGAGCCGCACCCAAATGTCCGCACTGCTCGATCAACCATCTCGTCGGTGATTTGCACCGGACGAGACCTCGTGAGGACGTAGCCCTCTGCATCACAAAGCAAGACCGGACTTCCTGAACTAATGGCGCGCTCGTAGAAACCATCATCAGCCTGCGTGCCACCTAAAACTCTGCCCTGCGCTAAAGCCATCTGAACCTCCATCTGAATAACGTACCTTATTCCGCCGCGCTCGCAATGTCAACTACCGGTTATCACTGGCAGGCCAATAACCCATAACCTACGTCCGAAACTGACGTACCCCTGTGCGCCGCGGCGAACCGGCCCGAAATGCTCAGCAAAGCCCAATCTGGCGCCATCGCACTCGGCTAGCTCACGATCATGCGCCGGGGCCCAGCCCGAAATCCGCGTGGCTGTAGGACAACTCGCGTCGCAAGCAGGCCAGATTTTTTCCGGGGGGTGGACCAAGTGGGGGGCGCCTCGATCGGCCACCGCAGGCCCCATCGATCGAGCGGCACCCGCGCGCGCCTGATCGCCCTCGGGAAGCCATGGGCGGGGAAACCGCAATGAAGTCAACCACCTGGATCACTTCGGAAAACGACCCGTTTTTGCCCACCACAAGATATAGTGGGTCAAATCGTCGAGATTTCGAGGAAAATCGCGCTCCGGACAGCGCGGCCGCGCCTAAAACACGCCGGTTGTTGCACGTTGCACAATGTCACGACTTAGGACACGGCTCAGTTCGGCACGTGATCTAATTCCTAATGGCTGGCCGTTTGCGATGCGAAACACATGCTCACGCCGAAGGCCAGCGGCGTCTGCAATACCTTGAATAGTGAGGGCTCGGCGTCCTTGCCGCGCTGCCGCTGGGCTGTGCCGGATCAAGCGCAACTGCCGGACGATCTCGGCGTCAGAGAGCATCAGAGTTTGCCGTCTTTCCGCATTTGAGCTTCAACGGCTGACCGCTCGGCCGCTGAAAGTCGTCGGCCGCGATTGGCTGGACCGAATGTGCTACCTTTGAACGCTCTAATGTGGCTCGTTTGCAGGCCACCCAAGCCTTTAAGTTCGCGGCCAAAATCTTCTATCCGCGTAAACCGTTTCTCAATCCAAGGCGGTGGAACGGTCGTCGGCATGGCCGGCCTCCGTCTGTGTGGCGCTGTGGCTGAATCGCGGCTACGCGCGTCACCCAAAAAATTAGTTACGTCAAGTATTGTGGATTATCAATCACTTAAAACGGGGGTGTTATGGAACATTTTAGATAGTTTCCGATGTAACTATCTGCGGCCCCTCCCGAAAGCTTGCGAAGTGCCAACCTGAGGTTTTAGGCCGCGAACGGGAACGGCCGAAGGCGCTTGCCGCGGACAGACAACCCTAACCTCCCGCTTGCCGACCGTCAACTGTTGCGTTATGCCTAAATCATGCGAACGCACAAACACACAATTTGGACCTCGGATTACGAGCGATTCGAGATCGTTTTTGAGGATCATAAGCCGGTTGGTGTAACTCGGTGTGAGGTCGTATGGAGTGATGGTCGCACGAAGACTGCCTCAACCATGATGAGCATCCGCGTCCAAAAGATCATCAAGGCCGCCGAACGTGAAATCTGGGGCGAGCGTTAATGCCCAAGCGCCGCCCGATGGAGTTCCTGCGCCGACTCGGTCGCCGGATGCGAGCACGGCGGCTGCATCTGCATCGCACCCGCGGCATGGTAGCGTCGGGTGCCGAGATATCGGTGACACAGCTTGCACAATACGAATCCGGCGCGGGTCATCCGCCAGCCGCCACGCTGCATCGCATTGCGCGCACTCTCGGCATGTCGTCGTCGGCGCTGCTCGGGGAAACTCTCGGCGACAACGCCGAACAGCTTGACGCGTTGGTGAAATTCCATGCCGATCCGGTGATCGGCGCGGTGCTGGAGCACATGCGGGACATGACTGCGGAACAGCGGCAATCGCTGCAACTGATCGCGGCGGCGTTTGCCAGGAAGGCGCGGACGCAAGTCGTTGAGCGAGTGGAGGTAATGACGTGACACTGAGCAAGCCGCAGAAAGACGCTCTTAAGGTTCTTGCCCATGCGTTTGGCTGGGATCGGCGGCCGATCAAGGAAGTGCAAATCATCATGTGGGCTGCGTTCCATTACTACGTGATACGACTAGGGTGCGAAGAATGACCCCGCCCTCACAGTGGAACAAGCCGGCACGGTCGCAGCAATCGTGCGGCAATTGCAATGCCTATCTGCCCAACAAGGCGAGCAACCCGAGAGCCGGGCAGCCGCGACAGGGCTGGTGCCGCGCTGCGCCGCCGATGCTGATGCAAGGCATGGCCCCGGCGCCCGGCTCGATCATGTCGGCGAGTGGGCCGCAGATGGTGCCAGTGCTGCAGGGCATGTGGCCGCCCACCAACGAAGACGCCTGGTGCCGAGCATGGGAGAGCGACGATGACGGACAACCAACAGCCTCTTAGCGGCCAGCAAGTGCAGGCGATGCAGAAGCAACTCGGCGAGGCGTTGCAGACCGCGATCAAAAACATGGAATTGCGGAAGTATGCTATGACTCAAGCCTGCGAAATTTGGGTCAAATGCGATCTTGCCCGTGACCCGCCTGTGGCCGTGGATGAACATGGAAAAATGAGTAAGATAGCCGGGTTTTCTTACACGCCGGTTGAGCTAGCCACCACGATCTATGATTTTCTGGTCGCCCCCGCCGCCGAAGTACGGGTGACCATAAAGGCCGACTAGCGCTCAAACGTGCGGCTCACCGAGGCCCGTCGTTTCCTGGTCTGGGGCCCGGTTGTTGGCGCCAAAGCGCTTTCCAAGATCCTCTACCGCCGAATCAATCTGTGCATTTCGTGTGCGCTCGTCAGGGTCTATGCCGATCGCCAGCAGGTCCAGCTTGGATTGCTCGAGCGCCTTGAGGCAGGCGTTGGTGAAGGAACTGCCCGCCGTGGCCAGAACACTGAGCTCGGCCCGCTGCGTGAGGTAACCGCGCTCATATTCGTCGGCCTTGCGCTGGCTACGGCGTAGCTCTGCCTCCAGGAACTCGACGCGGTGACCAAGCGTCGTGAGATCGACAATCTGGCGCTCGCACATCTCAAACAGTCGATCCCGCTCCTCCTGCATCGCGTTGAAATCGTCCTGGAGCTGCCCCATCATCGCGAGCGTTTTTGGATGCTGCGACTTTAATTCGTGCGCCCTGCGATATTGGTCACGGGCTGGTGCGTTGAATTTGGTGATGTCGTTCATTTGGCCTTCCCCCTGTTTCACGTGAAACATTTGAGCAATCGGCACCTTGACGTAGTACGCGCTATGTTCCGGCCGCGCGGCGCTCGACCTCTTCCCGGCGCAGCCGTTTGGCCTCCCACTTTTGGGCGATCAGTTCGTCGAGCGGCGATATCGTCTTGACCCGCAGCCAAGCGCCCAAACCTCGTAACAATTCGTGAACACGGGCGGCCATCGCTGGATCATCCGGCAATTCGGGCGGTGGCAACCGCCGCTGCGCATACGCCGCCAGCGAGCTGTAGAACTCGAGCCGGTCGTCGAGCCATTGGCCGAGCGCCCTTATCCCCAGGAAATCCACCTTGAGTGCCAGCCCGGTTTGCGGATCGCAGCACTCCTGCGCCACCCCGAGCGGGTACTTCTCGAGCACTAGCGCGACCGAATCGGCAAATTGCTTCTCGTTCGGCGGTCGGCAGTTGGCAAAGCTACCGATCAGCCTTTCCGCCAAGTCCAATGCCTGTTTCCGAGTAGTCGCCAGGCGCAAGATCGATCGTGCCTCGCTCACCCTCTGCTCTAAGCTCGGCGAAGGCCGATGCAATTCGACTGCCTGTGCCATTTCCGGCCCTCCTGACTGCCGCCGCCACGAACTCCCGCGGATCCTGCTTGGTGGCCGCCAACTCCAGTAGATCGCGCGCCGCCGCAACGCTATTACCCTTTGATTTCAACAACTTCAAGATGAGGCCCCCGGATTTTGCGCCGCACAACTGTTTGCCGCGTGAAAATAGCTCGCGCTCTTGTTGATCGGACCTCGAGCCATCGCCCATTCCATCGCCCTCCCGACGCATCAGGGGCGCTCGTATAGATCGCCGTCGAAGTGATCGAAGCCCGAACAGCATTCCAGTTCTTTGCTTGGGTCGCCGGGGTCAACGAGGCCATTGCACTCCCACCAGCCATCGCTTTCATGTACCAATGTCCCGATGCAATCAGGATTGCGACAACGGAGCGGCACGAAGCGCCCGCGATCATCGTATGGTCGTAACCGCTTCTTCGGCTTGATGCCTGTACCGGAGCCATAGTTGCTGCAATCCACTATCAGCATTGTCCTCTCCTGGGCCGCCCTGAGCGGCGATATGTGTTAGCGGCGCAGTAAGCATAGTTCATGTACAAGACGCCTAGTGCCTCAAAGATAGACTATGCTCTTACTTGCTTTCTTCTTCGGATGTCCTCTTGCTTGGGCCAGCACCCCCCCTCCCCCTCACGGAATTAAATCCGTGTTGGGCAGGAG